CCAATTATATTTAATAAACACTTAAAACTTTAAAAAATGAGTAATGTATTAGACGCCGTATTGGCACAGTATGAAAAAAATCAAATCGGGGGCGGGGCCCAATCGAAAATGTCGCAAGACGAAAGAATGAAAAAGTATTTCGCTTTAATCCTTGGGGATAAAGAGAAATCAGGTCAAAGAAGAGTAAGAATTCTTCCTACACCAGATGGTTCTTCACCATTCAAAGAAGCTTGGTACCACGAAATTCAAGTTGGTGGCCAATGGCAAAAATTTTATGACCCAGGAAAAAATGACAACGAGCGTTCACCTTTAAATGAGGTTTACGAAGAGTTGATGTCAACTGGTAAAGAAACAGATAAAGAATTAGCGAAACAATATAAGTCTCGTAAGTTCTATATCGTAAAAGTAATCGACAGAGACCACGAAGAAGATGGTCCAAAGTTTTGGAGATTTAAACACAACTACAAGAATGATGGTATTCTTGACAAAATCATTCCAATTTGGAGAAACAAAGGTGACATCACCGACCATGAAAATGGCCGTGACTTAATCATCGAATTATCTAAGGCTAAAACACCAAAAGGTAAGGAGTACACAACTGTATCAACAATTATGTACGATGACCCAACTCCTGTTCACTCAGACCCTATTCAAGCAAGTGCTTGGGTTACTGATGAATTGACTTGGAACGATGTTTATTCTAAGAAACCTGTTGAGTACCTTGAGGCAATTGCTGAAGGTAAAACACCAAAATGGGATAATGACAAAGGTGGTTATGTTTATGGAGACGAAGAAGTTTCTCAAACATCTATCGGTGGTTCTAAAGCTAAAGAAGCTACAATTGTTGACCCACAAGTTAATGACGAACCAGACGGAGATTTACCGTTCTAATTTATAACAAGGGTGGGAATCCCCCACCCTTTAATTTTTTTTCACATGACGTTTAAAGAAGAAATTGAGTTACAATTAAAAGATAATAAAACATTATCTTACGAATTTTTAAGTCAATTAAAAGATAAAAGTTACTTCTCAGGTAGAGGTAAAGAAATTGGTGATACAGTTCTATTTGGGATGTTAAGAGAAGAAAGTGACGACGAAGAAGCAATGCCTCTGAAGTTAATCACATTTCATGAAGAAGAATTGGGAGAACTATATGAAGAAGATGAATTGTTCTACAATCGAAACAAACCAAGTAAATTACCAAACATTAAAAGAATAGAAAATGGCAATTAAGAAAAACGATTTTAAGTCTATCAAAGACAAATTCTCGACTTCAGCAAAATATAAACCTCAAAGGTTTTTTGACTTAGGTCCTGATTTCTTGGACGCAGTTGGTTTGCCAGGTCCTGCTATTGGACACTTGAATATGTTACTTGGTCACTCAGATACAGGTAAGACGACTGCACTTGTAAAGACTGCGGTTGACGCTCAAAAGAAGGGTATCCTTCCTGTGTTTATCATCACAGAACAAAAATGGTCATTCGAACACGCCAAATTGATGGGGTTTGATTGTGAGGAAGTAGTTGATGAAGAAACAGGTGAGTTAGATTGGGATGGTTTCTACATCTTCAACAATAACTTCAACTACATCGAACAAATCACTGACTACATCAACAACTTGTTAGATGAACAAGAGAAAGGTAACTTGGACTACAGTTTGTTATTCTTATGGGACTCAGTAGGTTCTGTACCATGTAAGATGACATTCGAAGGTAAGGGTGGTAAACAACACAATGCAAGTACGTTAGCCGACAAGATTGGTATGGGTATTAACCAAAGAATTTCAGGGTCTCGTAAATCAGATTCTAAATACGAAAACACATTGGTTATTGTTAATCAACCATGGGTTGAATTACCTGACAATCCATTTGGACAACCAAAGATTAAAGCTAAAGGTGGTGAGGCCATTTGGTTAAACTCATCATTAGTATTCTTATTTGGAAACCAAAAAGGTGCGGGTACAACTAAAATTACTGCAACAAAAGATAAGAGAACTATTAAGTTCGCATCAAGAACAAAAGTTTCTGTAATGAAGAACCACATCAACGGATTGGGTTATGACGATGGAAAGATTATTGTTACACCACACGGATTCATTGCAGGTAAAGAAGCTAGTGAAGAAAAAATTTCATTGGAAAAATACAAAAAAGAATACGCGGACTATTGGAAGGACATCATCGGAACTGATGGTGATTTCGACCTGAAAGAAGAAAAAGAAGATTAGTATTATTGTTTCACCCTTTAAATCACACCAGTGATTAAGACACTATTAGTTGACGGGTCCAATTTAATGAAAATTGGATTTCACGGAGTAAAAGACCTCTATAGTGACGGAAGTCACTTAGGGGCAATTTACCACTTTATTAACACCATTAGAAAATTCCTCGAGGAGCATAACTACGATAAGGTGGTTGTTTTTTGGGATGCTGAGAATAGTTCGTCCGCTCGGAAAGAACTCTATCCTGATTATAAAGGAAATCGAAAAAATGATATGAATGAATTTAAATATGAATCATATCTAACCCAAAATTCCCGAATTAAAGAATATCTCGAGGAAGTCTTTGTAAGACAAGTTGAGATGACCAATAATGAGGCGGACGACCTCATCGCTTATTATTGTCAGGTGGCAACTAATGAAGAGATTACTATTTTTTCTTCAGATAAAGACCTCACACAACTTATTACAGATAAGGTGTCCATTTACTCGCCAAACCTTAAAGAGTACTTTAAACAAGGGGATATGATAACCATTAACAAAGTTAAGATACCTCACTATAATGTTTCAACCTGTAAGATTTTTGCGGGTGATACTTCAGACAATATTAAAGGTATTGAAGGATTAGGTGAAAAAACTTTAGTTAAATTATTCCCTGATATGCAGGTTAAACCATGCACTATCGATGAAATACGGGTTAATGCCGGAAATTTACTACAAACAAAGAAATCAAAAGTTTTAGAAAATATTTTGACAGGTCGAAGTAAAAATGGTATCTTTGGTGAAGAGTTTTACACTACAAACAAAAAAATTGTCGATTTAACTAATCCACTAATCACAGATGATGCTAAAGAATTGGTTAAACAAATTATTACCGACACAATTGACCCTACAGACAGAGGATATAAAAACCTAATGAGAATGATGATGGCGGACGGTCTTTTTAAATACCTTCCCAAAAATGATGAAGCATGGGTAAATTTCCTCAGACCATTTATGAAATTAACAAGAAAAGAAAAACGTAACACAAACAAAAATTAAATATGAAAGTATTAGTAGAAGGACACAAGTACGAGTTGTCAAATTTTGAGAACAAAACTGAACAAGGACAAACATTACAGTTCATTCAAAAAGAACCTGTAAGTGAAGGTTCAACCGAATTAAAAACAGTTGCAGATGGTACAACAAATGAAGAATTGATTGAAATGTTGTTGGACCGTATGAATTATTTACAAAGTAAATTCCCATGTCGTGAAAATGCGATTGCAATCACGAAATTGGATGAGGCTCTTTTATGGTTAAACAAAAGAACTTCAGACAGAGTAAAAAGAAACGTTGAAGGTAAACAAATCGCATAATTAAAAACAAATAAAATAAAATCGCATGAGAGAGCAAGACAGTACAAAAATGGAATTCCTTTTAACATTGAATGACAACATTGTAGTTCAAAGATTCTTTAACGTTAGAGGGTATAACCCTAAAGCGAAAAACTCGGTGGAGTTGTATAACTTCATTTTAAGTTTAAGAGATGAATTGATTTACACGTTAAAAATGAAGGCCGTAATTTACATGATGGATAACAAAGATGCTATTGAGCATGACCCATCAATTATGAATACATCTTACACAGATGGACCTGAAGTTTTTAACATTTATGTTAAAGTTGGTGAACAGACAATTTGTCATAGAGTTTTTGATGGAAAACTTTTTCCACCAAAAGTTCGTTATACCGTTGACGCAAGACCACTTTTAAAAGAGGTTCTTCGTGACCTAACTGACATTTTTTCAAATCACAAATTAACTTACGAATATTTGGAATTTGACCTAAGTAAGTAACTATTTAATAATACAAGGGACAATTTTAAATTAATATATGAACAAAAATTTCGATTATTTAGGTAATACATTTCAAATCCAACTACTAAATCAAATAGTAGTTGACAAGGACTTCTCATCGTCTATTATGGACGTGATTGAGTCATCGTACTTTGACAACAAGTACTTCAAAATCATCTTGCAGATGATTAAAGAATACTATGTGAAGTATGAATCAACACCTAATTTCGAAACTCTTGACCAAATTGTTAAATCAGAAATTTCACAGGAAATCGTTGCAAAAGTGGTCTTAGATACCTTGAAACAGGTATAAGACGCGCCTTTTGAAGGAACTGTATTTGTTCAGTAAAAGGCTTTAAAGTTCTGTAAACAACAAGAACTTCAAAAGGCTATGGACACGGCTCAGAAGATTATT